AGCACAAAAGATCTTTGACGTGGTAGCTAAGTACGAGCCGTTGGTGGTTGGTATTGAGAAAGGTTCTCTAAAGAACGCTGTTATGCCTTACCTGCATGACGTTATGAAGATGAATCAAAAGTTCTTCCGTATCGACGAGTTGATTCACGGTAACAAAAAGAAAGTCGATCGTATCGTGTGGGCGCTGCAGGGGGACTTTGAGCACGGACGTATTACCCTCAATAAAGGAGACTGGAACGATGAGTTCCTAGACCAGTTGTTCCAATTTCCTAACCCGCAGGTACACGATGACCTTGTGGACTCCCTATCATACATTAAACAGATTGCTGAAATATCGTACCACTACGAATACGAGTACGATGACTTTGAAGCACTAGACGACATCTCAGGATATTAAAATGGAAAAAGAAGGCGTAGACTTTACACAGCAGTACCTAGAAGACTGGGTAATGGATAAGGTCAATAACTGGCGAGATCATTACGAAGCTAACTACTCAGAGAAGTTTGACGAGTACTACCGCCTATGGCGTGGTCAGTGGTCTGCTGAGGACTCCACACGTGAGAGTGAGCGTTCTAAGCTAATCAGCCCTGCACTACAGCAGGCAGTTGAGTCTAGCGTAGCAGAAGTAGAAGAAGCTACCTTTGGTCGCGGTAAGTGGTTTGACATCTCAGACGACAACAACGACAACGAGCGTGCTGACGTACAGTACTTGCGTAACCAGTTGCAAGAAGACTTCCACTACACCAAGGCCCGTAGTGCTATCGCTGAGTGTATCCTAAACTCTGCTGTATTTGGTACTGGTATTGGTGAGCTAGTCCTGGACGAAGTGCTTGACATGCGTCCTGCTACACAGCCTGCTATGGACGGCCAAGCCACCGCCTTTGGTGTGCAGGAGCGTGATCGCTTTGTAGTCAAACTACGTCCTGTCATGCCTCAGAACTTCCTGATCGATCCTGTTGCTACTAACATCGAAGAAGCACTAGGCGTAGCCATTGACGAGTTTGTCCCTCTACACCAGGTAGAGATGCTACAAGAGCAAGGCGTCTACATGGAAGGCTCTATCGACTCTGCTGCTCCCGATCAAGACCTAGAGCCTGATCAGGACTTAGTACTCTACACTGACGACCGTGTGCGCCTAACTAAGTACTATGGTTTGGTTCCGCGTGACTTGTTAGAAAGTGCCGAGACCGACGAAGACGAAGAGATCGTTAAGCTAACCCAAGATGACGATGACTCTATGTACGTTGAGGCGTGCGTAGTGATCGCTAACGGCGGTACTTTGCTAAAGGCTGAGGCTAACCCCTACATGATGAAAGATCGTCCAGTGGTGGCGTTCTCATGGGACGTAGTGCCCGGTCGCTTCTGGGGTCGTGGTATTTGTGAGAAGGGTTATAACTCTCAGAAGGCTTTGGATGCTGAATTACGTGCTCGTATCGACGCTCTAGCGCTGACTGTTCACCCGATGCTGGCCGTAGATGCTTCACGTATGCCTCGTGGTGCTCGTATGGAAGTACGTCCCGGCAAGACTATCCTAACAAACGGTAATCCGTCAGAGATTCTACAGCCCTTCAACTTCGGTGGTGTAAGCCAAGTAAGCTTTGCACAGGGTCAAGACCTGATGAACATGGTTCAAATGGCTACTGGTGCTATCGATAGCGCAGGTATGGCTGGTAATATCAACGGTGAAGCTACTGCAGCAGGCATTTCTATGTCTCTGGGTGCTGTTATCAAGCGTCACAAGCGTACCTTGATCAACTTCCAAGAGTCATTCTTGCTGCCTTTCGTTAAAAAATCAGCATATCGCTACATGCAGTTCGATCCTGAGACGTATCCTGTCCAAGATTACAAGTTTACTGCCTCTAGCACGCTAGGAATCATCGCACGCGAGTACGAAGTTACTCAATTGGTGCAGTTGTTGCAGACAATGAGCCCTGAATCACCGCTATATCCGGCTTTGATCGAGTCAATTGTTGACAATATGAACCTATCTAACCGTGAAGAGCTAGTAGATCGCTTGAAACAGGCTGCTCAGCCCTCTCCTGAAGCTCAACAGCAGCAGCAAATGGCTCAAGAGCTACAATTACGTCAGGCACAGGCTCAGATCGCTGTATTGGAGCAACAAGCGGCTGAATCGCAGGCTCGTGCAGCTAAGTACGCGACTGAAACGCAGTACATCCCGGCAGAAGCTGAGACTGACCGCCTAAAAGTATTATCTACTAACCTACAACCAGGTGAAGCAGATGAACGAGAGTTCCAACAGCGAGCTAAAGTGGCTGAACTGCTGCTGAAAGAGCGTGATTTGGTCTCTAAAGAGAACATCGTTAACCGCCAAATGAAGGAAAGTAATGGTAACTAAGAAAGAGCTAGAAGATCTAGTCAGTCAGGTCAATTCTGTCCTGGCTGGCTTGGACGAGCGTATCAAGAAGCTTGAGAATCCACCTCCTAGCACAAATCGTGCCAAAAAGCAACAAAACTCTTGACTTTTACTAACCTGTATGGTAGAATAATCCAATATGGATAAAGAATTAGAGAAGTACTACGAGTCCTACCTAGATCTGTTTATGACAGAAGGGTGGAAAAACTTTGTAGAGGACTTTCAGAATGCAGCCGATGAACTGTCTAACATTAGACGTGTAGCTACCCTGGAAGATATGAAATTCATTCAAGGTAAGCTAGAAGTTATCGACAACATTCTACTCTTTGAAACAAACATCAAGAACACTTTTGAGTCTTATCAAGATGATACGTAGATACGATTTTAAGTGTGATAACGAACATACAGACGAATACTGGGTAGACCATACTGTGGAAACTACCCCGTGTTCGGTATGTGGCGAGCCAGCCGCAAGGCTAATTGCTACTCCCACTGTCTCGCTAGACCCAATTTCGGGTGATTTCGCTGGGGCAACAATAAAATGGGCAAGGCAGCGAGAGAAGCAAATCGCAAAAGAACGTAGGGCAAACTCGTAAGAGACCTTACACCCCTAGATACATTCCATAATGCTATTAGAGCACGGAGTTTAATGAATGGCAACATTTGAAGACGAGCGCGATCAAGTCGAAGCGCAAGAAGGCGAAGAGCTAGTTGAGATCGAGGAGCAAGAAGATACTACTGAAGAGCTTGAATTGGAAACGATTGAAGAGGAAGTAGAAGAAGAAGCTCCTGAACCAGAACTACCTGAGAAGTACCGAGGTAAGTCTGTTCAAGAGATCGTCCGGATGCACCAAGAATCTGAAAAGATGATTAGTCGTCACGGAGAAGAACTGGGCAACCTACGTAAGCTTGTAGACGAGACCTTAACCGCTAACCTCGCAAAAGATAAGGCCCCACAGGAACCCGCTGAAGAGATCGACTTCTTCGAGGACCCTGACAAGTACTTAGAACAGAAGATGGCTAACCATCCTGCACTCAAGGCCGCTGAACAGACAGCACAAGCCATGAAGCAACAGCAGGCGGTAGCGTTGTTAGAACAGAACCACCCTGACTATATGCAGATTGTCCAAAGTGATGATTTCCAGAAGTGGGTTGGCGAGTCTAACATTCGTACTGAGATGTTTAACCGTGCTTCTAACAACTATGAATATGAACCTGCTGATGAGCTTCTGACATTCTGGAAGCAACGTCAACAAGTCGTAGAAAAGGTTGTAGAGGCAGACAAGGCTGAACGTAAACAGGCACGAAAGAAAGCATCTACTGGCAGTGCTAAAGGCTCAGGGGAATCCCCGAGTAGGAAGATTTACCGACGTGACGACCTGGTTAATCTCATGAAAACTGACCCCGATCGATACATGGCTATGTCTGATGAAATCATGCGAGCCTATGCTGAGAAGAGGGTGCGCTAATACTATTATGAAGGATATTTAAAATGGCACTTGGTTCAAATCATGTCACTAATACTACTGCAGCAACTTTTATCCCAGAGCTGTGGAGTGACGAAATCGTTGCTAGCTACAAGAAAAACCTTGTACTGGCTAATCTAGTAAACAAAATGAGCATGACTGGCAAGAAGGGTGACACTCTGCACATCCCGAAGCCTACTCGTGGTTCTGCTTCTGCTAAGGCAGCTTCTACTCAGGTCACCTTGCAGGCGGCTACTGAAACTGAAGTTACCGTAACTGTTGACAAGCACTATGAATACAGCCGCTTGATCGAAGACATCACCGAAGCACAGGCTTTGGCTTCTCTGCGTCGCTTCTACACTGAAGACGCTGGTTACGCTTTGGCTAAGCAAGTCGATGACGACCTGTTCGCTCTGGGTAAGTCTTTCGGTAACGGTGACGGCTCTTCATGGGTTCACAACAACGCTTTCCAGATCACTTCTGGCGGCGCTTTGGAAGCCTATGACGCTGACGGTACTGCTGACGTGAACGAGTTCACTGACGCTGCTTTCCGTGCTTTGGTTCAGCAGTTGGACGACGCAGACGTACCTATGGACAACCGTGTCCTAGTTGTACCTCCTTCTGCTCGTAACACCATCATGGGTATTGATCGTTACATGTCTTCTGACTTCGTAAACGGTCGTGGTGTTAACAACGGTCAGATCGGCCAGTTGTACGGCATCGACGTATACGTTACCTCTAACGCTCCTACTCTGGAATCAGGCGTTAAGGGTGGCTTCTTGTTCCACAAGGACGCTATGGTTCTTGCTGAGCAAGTTGGTGTACGTTCACAGACCCAGTACAAGCAAGAGTACTTGGCTACTCTGTTCACTTCTGACATGCTGTATGGCACTGAAGTGATTCGTCCTGAGTCTGGCTTGGTTGTAGCTCTGCCTGCATAAACCAGACTAGCATTGGGGTCGCAATGGCCCCTTTGCTTTTTATATAAATCATAAGCCCGTTTCTGTGGTTTATACAAAGAGCAAACAACGAGGATTATCATGGGAATCTTTCGAGGAACAGGCGGGTCCGGCGACGCTAACGATAACGCAACAGTCACCACTGTAACAGAAAAAGCTACAGAGGCTGCTGCATCAGAGGCCGCTGCTGCCGCGTCCGCGAGTGCTGCCGCGTCTTCTGCTACAAGTGCTTCGACATCTGCTACTACTGCCACTACTAAAGCTACTGAAGCAGCAACTAGCGCTTCTAATGCAGCTACCTCTGAGAGTAATGCTAGTGATTCTGAAACTGCAGCAGAAACCGCTAAGACTGCGGCAGAGACAGCCAAAACTGCTGCAGAGACTGCCGAGACTAATGCTGAAACTGCACAGACTGCAGCTGAAACAGCCCAAACAGCGGCTGAGACTGCTGCGACTAATGCGGCTACATCGGAAACCAATGCCGCTACCTCAGAAACCAATGCAGCCACTAGCGCAACCAGTGCTGCAACGTCTGCAACTAACGCGGCTAATAGCGCGACTACTGCAACGACTAAAGCCAGCGAAGCTGCTACATCCGCTAGTAATGCATCTACTTCTGAATCTAACGCGGCTACTTCAGCCACTAATGCTGCTACCTCAGAGACTAACGCGGGCACTTCTGAAACTAACGCGGCTACCTCAGAGACTAACGCCGCTAATAGTGCATCTGCCGCTGCAACCAGTGAAGCTAACGCTGCAACCAGTGAAACCAACGCAGCTACCTCGGCAACCACCGCAACGACTAAAGCCAGTGAAGCGGCAACGTCTGCAACCAGCGCATCAACTTCTGCATCTACTGCGACTACCAAGGCTAGTGAAGCTTCCGCTTCTGCCGCTAGCGCACTGACGTATAAGAACTCTGCTGAAGCCGCTAAGGATGCGGCACTAGAAGCATTGGATAACTTTGATGATCGTTATCTTGGTCAAAAAGCTAGCGATCCTACTGTTGATAATGATGGTGATGCTCTTGTAGCAGGTGCGTTGTACTTCAACACAACTGACGATGTAATGAAAGTATATGAAGGGTCTACATGGGTAGCCGCTTATGCTTCATTGTCTGGTACCTTGCTGCAAGCTAACAACCTGTCTGATCTTGATAACGCTTCCGCTGCTCGTACTAACTTGGGCTTGGGTACTGCCGCTACTACAGCGTCTACTGACTACGCTACAGCCGCCCAAGGTACTACAGCCGATTCTGCTATGCAGGACTTGGTTGACGACACCACACCTCAGCTAGGCGGCGACCTAGACACCAATGGCAATGACATCAACTTCGGTGACAACGACAAGGCAGTCTTTGGTGCTGGTAGTGATTTGCAGATTTACCATGATGGTAATAATAGCTACATTGATAACTATGCAGGTAATTTGTACATCCGTGATAGAGATTATAACGGTGACATTTACATCCAGCCTCATCCAAATGAAAATGCTATCGTTGCCTA